TTATTTTCCCTTGTTTTTGTCGCGGAACTCCTCACCCGAATTTGGGTGTGGCAGAACACTGTCTAAACTTCCCCAGTCTATCTTAGAAACAGCTTGTCTTGCCAGCTTCGAGCGTTGAGCGCTCCTGGTATAGATTTTGGATGTTTTGCTGTCTTTCCATCCGAACATTCCCTCAAGCATAAGGTCTGTTGCTTCATTCTCAGCAATGTTTGTTGCCAGTCCTTTGCGGACGCTGTGCGCAGTCAGATGGGGCAGGCCAGCTTGTGTGAACCAGTCCGAGATTCGATTGCCAAGGCCTTTAATGCTGAATGGCTTCCCATGGTCTGTGGTCACATAGGTTTCAGTATCTGCAGGATGCATATTCAGTACCGCATCGAGAATTGGATGCACGGGTAAATCCAAGACTACCGGATTGCGATTGCGATTTTTGAATACACGCAGGCTTATGATATCGCCGCGTCTGTGGCGCGGTCCCAATAATGCCAGATCAGAGACACGGACACCGGTGTACATAAGGATGGTCAGAGCTAATACGGCCTTTGATTTTACACCGTGCTTCGTGATGTATTTGGCGATATCGTCTGAATGTAGGGTAGCGTGACCCTCGGTCTTTTTCCTGAATGATTTCACTAGCTTTGCGTGGTTTTGTTTAACCAGTTTGGGAATTCCAGCTTCAAATATCTGTCGCAGGATTTTCAGACGCTCATCAGCCGCAAAAGGCGTGTCTTTCTTGCGGTCGCGCAATACCTCAATATTACTCACATCAAGCTCGCTGGCCGGCATATTGGCGAATATAAGTGAGCTGTTTGGCGAGAGCTTTTCCAGCAGCATACTGTCAATGATTGCCCGCCGTTTGGCTTGAGTGGTTTTATCCAGTGTCTTGAAAGAAGTGGATTGCAGATAATTGATGCACAGGTGGTGGAATGTGCCAAGGCGCGGGTTGTCCGATGCGCTGAAAACTCTCTGCGCTCCTGTTCCGTCATTTATGCCGTTTCGGATGCGCCAGTATTCAGTTGTAAACTCTGGGCTTTCAGGATTGTCCGGCAGGCGGGCAATGCGCTTTCCTTCAAATCGGTAATAATAGCGAACTTTATGATGACGCGAGACATTGCGCTCGATGTAGGGCAGATTGAGTTTTGTCATGGTTTCAGGTGGATGCACGCCATTGGGATGCATCAGTCTCCTGTCTCTCTGCTGTTGGCCATTCGTTCATTGCTGCATCAATCTCGGTTACACGCCAGAACTTGCGAGAATGCCAAACACGAGGTTGCGGCAGTACGCCTTCTTTGACCATAGCATCGACGGTATTCGGAGCGACGCCGAGTGCCAGCGCAACTTCTGACCGGTTGAGGCCAAGGCGTGGGATGTTCTTTGAAGTGATAGATTTCATTCCCGACCTCCTTGTGCCGCGCTTCCATCCCCTGCGGTTATATACATTGGGCGTGGTGGCAGTGTTTTTGTGAGTGCCGGCTTTGGTCGTTTCCGGCCTGCCAATGCAGACTTTGGCCGTACCGCGCCGTTGGCCTTGTCACGTTGCCGGTCTGATTTCCTGACGCGCCGAATATCGTCTGCTGTCTTTTCAACATGGCAGACACGGCAGAGCAGGCGGCCATTGGCAACCGTTGCCTCGCCACCGAGAGCGCAAGGCAGAATGTGATCCACTTCGCCTTCACCGGTTTTAAGCATTGCAGAGCATTTTTCACATTTGCCGTTTGCACGGGCGATGATCTTTGCCTTGTCCTTGCGGGTAAATTCCATGCGCTTATTCATTGCAAACCCCACAAAAATTGGAACGTATTTGTCTTTTGCGAGTTGAGTTTTGGAGAAGGAGTTGATTTATGACCTACCCCAAAACTGCCAATCAGAACAAAGTTACAGATACAAAAATTGAGACAGTGGAAGAGCCTGCAAAGAGCGCTTTGAATGAAGAGGGGCAAATCCCTCCAAAAGGACAAAAGGTTGAAAAGCGACTTAAAGAAGCGGTGAATGCCCTTGATGCCCCGTCCAAGAAGTAAATGCTTGATCATGACTGTGCCTCATTGAAGTTGAGGGAGGACAGTGCTGCAGTTAGTTCATCAGCCAGAATATCGGTGATCCGGTCATTCAGGCGTTTTTGACGGTTGGCTAATACTTCGGGAGCGCTCATTAATTCGGTTGTTGAACGGATATGAGCCTGCGCCAGCTTTTTACTGCGGCGAAACTCATAAGGAGCGGTAAGGGGAACAGTCTGCATTATGCTGCCTCCTGAAAATAACCTTGGCGGCGTGTGTCGGTGAGGGGGATGTTGTGATCGGCGCACCACGCCAGCGCGTATTCGAGTAGGGATGCAGCGCGTTTAACTGACATGCGGGCGGTGCTTTCGCGGATGTTTACGAATTCGCCTTCAAGTCCTGGCACAAATTCGACTTCGCCTTGTGTTGCTTTTGTGTGGCCGGAAACGAGCAAAACTTTCCATTCTTCCGGCTTTCGCGGTTTGCCCGCCCATTCAAAACCAGACTTCGCAATGTCAGAACAAATTGAATGAAAGAAATCATTCTGCCCTCCGCTTCGGGTTGGTGGTGCGAATGTCGCTGTATGGCCGTCAGGGAGCGCCATGAGTTTGCGGATTGCATTCTGACGAACTTCTGGACTTATGAGAACGAAACGCTGTTTTTCCATGAAACACCTCAGTACGGAATGGCATCATCAGGGTGGAAGCCACCTGACTGCTCGTCATAGCTTGATCGCTGGGTGCCGCCGCTTTGCTGCGATGCATTGCGATCCTGCGGCACAAATGCGCTTATTAGGATGCTTTCGCGATTATCTTTGTCCGGTACGCCGGCAGGATTGAAGGTCTTGTCGAGCATAATGAAATAGCTGACTTCGCCGTTTTCCTCATTCTGCATGAGGGCTCCGACATTCTTCCAGCGTGATTTTTCTTGGCCAGTATTGCGGTCAGTGTACGAGCCGACTTTAACCAGTAGATCGCGAATTTTCTTACTTGCCATTACGCTGATTCCTTCGATGGTTCTTGTCCGTAGGCGCGGATGCGCTCGACCAGTGCCGCTTTTTCATCGTTGAAGCGGTCAATCTCACCGGACATAGTTTTGATGTACGGCTCATCGCGGTAAACGCGCGTGATCAGCATTGGCAGGCGAGGCCAGTAGGACACGAAATCCCACCATTCACGCTCCGATACCCAAAGATTGCCTTGCACTTGTGCTTTATGCTCCGGTGGCAGTCGATCACGCTCAAGCCGGTCAATCTGGATGTGAGGAAGGGCAGTCTTAATTTCTAAACCGCCATTGGTTCCAATCAGACTATCAGGGCTTGCGCCTTTATCGCCGCTACGGATGAAGCCGACTTGATAAGGCTCGACGCTATTGATGAAGGCATAAGTCTCACGCGCTTCATCTTCCATCAGCTTGCCGCGCTCCATGTGCGGGGTTGTGAAGCCTTCTGCGAGCTCACCGGTGATAATCTCACCTGCCAGCTTTCTCATGTATTCAGCGCGAGTTTTGCCTTCGCCTTTTGCCATGACAGTTGAGAAGCGCGATGCCGTCGGGATGCCAGCGCGGGCAGCAAACCATTCTGGTGTGCCTTGTTCGATATCGTTGTAAACCTGCATCATTGCGCCATCCTCTTTTTACGTTCTTCAAGAAGGCTGACCGCTCTGTCGTAGTTTTCAGAGATCATTTCTGGCAGAGAGTTGATTTTTCCGACCCTGCAAAACTGTTCAATGTCAGTGCCAGTTTCTTCGATGAGCTGCAGGAGGGTTTTCACCTGATCTTGTGAAATGGTGCTGTACTGTTTGACTGGCTGATTATTGCCGTCCGTGTCGTCGCCGGTGCTGATATTGAACAACATGCAAAGCAGATACCGGCGGCCATAGGTGGCCGTACTACCGAACGCCTGAGTTCCGGTTTTATTGACCTTGCCTTGAGCGCCTGCGCCATCAACAGGGATTTCACCTACGCCATTGCGTGAGTGGCCTTCTGCGTGGGAAATCTCCCAGATAATGCGAAGTTCGCCCTTATTGTTGTAACCGTCTGGCTGAAATGAAACGGCAAAACCATGCTTATGAATGGTTGGCATTGCCTGTTCTTCGATTGCCGCCAGATCAGCATAGCGCGACTTAGTATGGTCGTTGCCACGGTTCTTGATAACGACCGGCAATTCGGACTGGCATTTTGACATAGCGGCAAAATATGCCTTCTTCGCTTGACGCTCTTCATCTTCACGGGCGCGGTCTTCCATACGCTCTTTCATGTCGAGCATTTTCTCAAGGCGATCCAAAGGGATATTGGGATCCATTGCGATACGCTCAATCATAGAGATCATAGGGGTATCTGCGCGATAAGGTTGAGTTTCTGTAGGCGTATGAATTTCAAGTGCGGCGCTCATGAAAATGCTCCGATATAAGTGAGGAAAACAGCCACAAAGATTGACATTGAGGCGAGGGCGCAAAGGTCTTGAGACATCAGTTGACCACCCGCAGTTTTGGCGCGACATAGGCAGGCTTGCGCTGAGTGGCGATAAGCCCGTGCGCCTTGTCCAGTGCTGTTTGCAGGCTGCTGCGTTCAATTTTCAGGCGCTCAATCTCAATATGGGCGTCGATCAGATCGTCTTTGATTGCCACTTGAGCCGCCGCTACAATTTGGTCGAATAGGCTTTCGCCACGGTCAAATCCCGCTGCTTCAAGTTTGACTAGGGCGAGGTCTAAGCCGTCATTCTTTCCTATTCCGTAAGTGTCGTTATCTTGTGCTTGCCCGCCTTCGGCTTCGACTGCCCGATACAGGTCGTTAAATGCCTGTCTGATGCTGGAAAGATTAATCATTACGCTGCCTCCTGCATTTTCATCAGGCAGTCGGAGCCGATGAATTGAGCTTCTTCGCGGGTGATGGTGACGGTTCCCATCGCTGCAATGCGCATGGTCTGGTAGGCATTGCGCAGATACATATTGAACTGAGCGCGGACAAAGCGGCCAACCGGTTCGTTGAAATCCTTGATCCAGTCCGCTTCCCATTTGCGGTAGCTTGCCCATGCCATTTTCATAGCTTTTGACTGCTTGGAGTAGTCACGACCGCGTTTTGCAGGCTTTGCGGCTGGCTTGGCATTTACTGCCTCTGCGCCGGTCAAATCTGTGTGGGTGGTATGCAATGCTGCGGGCATGTTTCTCTCCATCGGTTAGCGGATCGGCGGTTGCTTCTTCGCGCTGTTGATGGATATATAATTACCAAATTGGTAATGAGGCGTCAATGTTTGAATTGCCAATATGGTAATTTATTTGCAGCCACGCTCCAGCCATGCTAGAATCAGGGCATGAAAAGAGAGCGTAAGTTTTCATTATTTTCGGATAGCTTCTTCCGGACTCCCCACTTCGTAAAATCCCTGATTAACTCTTTCAAAGATTCGAAAGAGCGGGGCGAAGTTGTGGCGAATTATCCGATTTATGAATTCAGTACGGGCGATCTAAAAAGGGCTGGCAAGATGCTAGCTCAAGATATCCCGTATGATGCGGATGAGTTGGAGGAGGTTATTCGTGTTTTCAAGATCGCATACAACTGGCGGGATTCTCATGCTTACCCTATGCATCGTGTACGCCACGAGTTGATGGGAAATATCCGGAAAGACAAGAAAGTCGGAATAACATCCGCTCGGATGAAGCGCATGAAATCAATTCGTCGAAAGTTGTCAGGGTCAACGACTAAGTTGCATCAAATGCAAGACCTTTGCGGGTGCAGGGCTATTATGTCCACGCTTGATGAGATGAAGACACTCGTTGCTATGTATTATAACGGGGGTACTGCTCATAGCGTCCAATGGAGCAAGGATTATGTCGAAGCCCCTAAGACATCTGGTTATCGCGGACATCACTTGATTATTGAGTTTCAAGCCAAGCCGCATGAAGTGCAGTACGATAAACGCAGGGTTGAAATTCAGATCAGAACCAAACTGCAGCATGCATGGTCAACAGCAATAGAAGCGGTTGGGATGGTACGGAAAGAAGAGCTAAAATCTGGGGAAGGGTGCCCAAGGTGGCTCCGTTTATTTGCTCTAATGTCATCAGAGTTCGCAGATGAAGAAGATTGCCCGATAGTTCCTGACACTCCAGTGGAAGCGAGACTGAGGCGGGCCGAGTTGATTGCGCTCAGCAAGGAGCTTGATGCTGTTAAGTTTCTAGAGACGCTAAATCAAGCGGTTAAGTACACAGAGAGTTATGTCGGGAAGCACTCTAATTACTTCCTTATACAGTACGATAGCGTGAATAAAGATATTCGTGTGCGCGGCTATAGTAGGGTTGGCAGCGCTGCTGATGCGTACTCAGGGGAAGAAAGAAGGCATTCAGGAGTTAACTCTGTGTTGGTTGAGGTTGATAAGGCAGAAAATCTTCGCGAAGCATATCCGAATTATTTTCTTGATGTTCAGATGTTTACTGATCGACTGAAAGATATTGTATTTGCAAATGTGCAGTCAGGGCAGAATGCTAAGCGCTCATTTGATTTGTCGTGGCTGAAGTATTTCAATAGATAATGAAGCGCAAGGCAGCAAAAAGCCCGCACGAGGCGGGCTGGGAAAACGTGATCTAGGGAGCAGTCTATCCGTGCTATAATCGCTCATTAAGCAGAGAAGGAGGCACGACATGAAAATCAGAGACATGAATGAGGCTGAGATTTCAGCAATGCTGGATACCGTTAATATTGGTTATCTTGCATGCGCTCTATCGAATTTCCCATATGTGGTTCCTCTCAGGTTTGTCCATAATGGCGGATATCTTTATGCTTTGACCACGGTAGGCCGAAAGTTAGATATCATGCAGATAAACGATAATGTCTGCGTAAGCTTTACTGAAATAAAAGCGGTCAACGATTGGAAGAGTTTAGTAGTCGCGGGGAAATTTGAAGGCATCCTAAAATCTATGGATGGGGATAGTCTTCATATGTTCGCACACAGGCTATTATCCCGCACTCCTGAGTGGTGGGAGCCTGCTTATACTCGAACTGTTCTACGTGGGAAAGAGCGGCCGCTGGTTCCTGTTTATTTTAGGGTGTCAATTTTGCAGGCAACAGGACATGCAACTGTAAATCATGAATAGCAAAAGCCTCGGTATTACCCGAGGCTTTGCTTTGTGGGGTAGGCTTTGCAGGTTGCGCAGCTCAATCAATTCACCTTACAGAGCCCCCTCTGAATGCTAAGGTTAGAGAGTGCGTAACCTAATCCCAATCTAATTCAGTTGATTTTAAGAGTCCAGAAATAATCACGAGTTTGCGATCAAAGGAGATGGTAATTTGAGAGCTTTGGCATTTTGCAAATATCTGCAAAGTGTGCACAAAAGAAAAGCGCCGGAGTGACCGGCGCTATGTTATTTTTGCTTTCGGTTGACTGCGACAAACGCTGTTACGACAGATGCGAGCACTCCAGTTCCTAGGACTGCGCCAACCCAGCTCTGCCCTGAGTAAATGGAGTATGCGGCTAACGATAGTGCCATAATTACAAATAAGAGTGCAAAAACCTTTCCAAGGATGGTTTCAAAAATCACCCAAGTTAGCTCTTTCTTCTCTAAGTCGCGACGATGCTTTGACTCTTCTTCCCATGCCTTGAAAATACGCTCAGCTCCGTTTTCAACGATCGCGCTGTACTGTTCTAAGTGAACTGGGGAAGGTAATGGACCGGACCACGATGAAGTCTGCTCAATGCTGACTAGCGTTCCGTTTGGCTCGCCATTGTGCGTTGGTGTTTTGTCAGATTTAGCTATTGGTTTTTGACCGTTTACGTTCTTTTGCAATCGCTGATCTCATATCCCCACCAAGGCGTACAAAGTCCCCCCTGAGGGAGTTTGTGGCCGACATGCCTTTAGTGAAATTAGTAATGTTGCTGGAGCCGGAAATAGCTAAAAGCGCTGCAAATCCAGTCACAACACTACCAACCAACCCAAGACGGCCTTGTCTTGGTTGGATTTTCGTATTGTAAATGTCTTTTTTCGCAATCTTTTTCATGGCTACACTCTAATCACTACCATTTATAAGAGTCAAATTAACAAATTTACGAAGATTGGTATTTTTATCTCATTCTCTGTTGGCTGCTTTAGTTACTATAAGAGTTAAATGCAATGAAAATGTGACTAACGAATTCGCCGTTTATTTTTCGGTATAATTGTCATATGCGCCTATTTGTGCTCCCCAATTCCAATCACCACCACATCTAGTGCATCCTTCGCCATGTGTTAAAAATCTGCTCGATTCTCAAAACAGAAGAAGGCTGAGTGCCGCCTGAGGCTTCTATTTGTGCGCTGGAAAACTGCCCTTTATGATGGCAAGGGGCAATAATAATGTATAATTAAATTTAATTATCTTAGTATATTTATAAGAGTTTACAGATAAGATGCTGATTGTAAATATATATGCGATTTATATAAATTACATCGCACCTCATTTTGGTTCTGTGTTGTATTTTTGCTATATTGCTTGATGGGTTTTAGTCATATTTTGACCCCACCTAAACAAACAGGGGATTAAATATGAAACAGATTTTATTAGCTTCCGCCGTTTTTTTCGCCGCAAGTTCAGCCTATGCAGCTGATGCGGTTGTGTATACGGAGCCGGCACCAGTTGTTGTTGACATCTTTTCATGGACTGGTGGATACATCGGTGTGAATGCTGGCTATGCTGGCGGTAAGTTCAAGCACCCGATTGACTTGGAAGTTAACAACAATGGCTGGACAAATGTTGGCTCAGGTTCTTTGAACCTGAATTCAAGCGGCTTTGTTGGTGGTATCCAGGCTGGTTATAACTGGCAATTTGACAAAACTATTGTTGGTATTGAAACTGACATCCAGGTAGCCAACCTTAAGGGCGAGATTTCAGCAAACATCAATGGCGTTGGCGGTATCGAAGCTGGTTCAAAAATCAATTGGTTCGGTACGACACGTGTCCGCCTTGGTTACACGCCAGTTGATCGCTTCATGGTCTATGCAACCGGTGGTGTTGCTTACGGCAAGGTAAAGACATATGCAGGCATCAATGCATTTGGCGGCGGTGCAGATATCTCCAACTCTGAGACACGTGTGGGCTATACTGTAGGTGCCGGTGCAGAATATGCATTTACCAATAATTGGACAATGAAGAGCGAGTACCTCTACACAGACTTAGGTAAATCCAAATTTACACTTGGTGACGATTTCACCCGTATAAATGTAGCAGCCAAGACACCTTTCCACACAGTTCGTGTAGGGCTGAACTACAAGTTCTAATCAAAGCCTATAACTGATAAAAAGCCACCCACATTGGGTGGCTTTTTTTATGTCTAAGTAAGGCATCTATGGAAATTATTTTGTTTGTAAAACTGAAATTTGTTCTTGATATGTTCTAATTTTCTGGAATGATAGCAGTTTGTGAGAACGGAGATTCTTACAAATGCAGTGAGCGTATTGTGAGAGGTTGTCCGCGGAGTTGGAGAATGATTAAGTTTGCTCGCATTGAAGCCGGGAAGGAAGCTGACAAGCTGGAATTGCTACGTGTGGCCACGCTTAATGGTGGCCTACTGGCAGCAATGAGAAAAGTCGATTTCCAAGCTAAAGAGCTAGCTGAATCTATGGCTTTGGCTCACGGAGGGGAGTGGCGAGTTGAGGTTGATCATCAGCTTGGCTTTGTTCATATTCGGCGGCGTTAAATTTAATATCACGCATGATGAGCTCAAAATGCAGTTGAACGTCGTGGTCTGTTAAGCCCTGAATACGCTTCAGAGTTTCACGGATTTGTTCCGCCCCACGAATTGGAGAGCGCTCACCGTTAGGTGCTATGAACATATCTGCAGGCGCGCAGCCTAATACTTCAGAAAATGCAGTTAGCCACTCAAGCGTCATCTTTCTTTGCCCGGACAAAAGTCGGGACACAGTTGCCTCGGTAGTGTCCATTTTTTCGGCAAGGATTTTTTGGTCAAAGCCTTTGTGCTTTGCCCATTCACGAATGAATAGCTTTGGTAGCGCTGTGTGTTCTGTACTCGTCATGGGTGCATAATAAACATTGTCTGTATTGGATTGAATGTCGATTTTGGTAAGTCAGCGATTGACTAAAATTACCAAATCGGTAATATTACCAATATGGAAACCATAAAAGAATGGCGAACTGCCAAAGGATATAGCTTAGACGAGGCTGGGGCCCTTATCGGCATCAGCGGCGTTCAATGGCATCGTTATGAGACTGGCGCTCGAAAAGTTTCAGCTTTGAAGGTCATGCAAATGGAAGCGCTAACCGGCATCTCTTGCCGTGATTTGCGCCCAGATATGTTTGCCTCTCTCTGTAAAAAGGATTGCGCAGCATGAGCCACGCGACCCTTTCATACAGTTTCATTTCATCGGTTACTCCTCCCACCGGTGAGGCCGAGGCGGTTCTTTATCCCCGCTTGATCGTCTCGGCCATCAATTCCCGTCCTTTGACGGTGTATCTGCACATGTCTGTTTTTGTACAAAATGCGCAGCGCAATCTTTCCCACTGGCTCCATGCACTGGTTGCTCCTGTTTCGTTTGTCCCTCGCAAGGTCAAACTTAGCAAAGGAGCCACCCATGAACGTGGGAATTTCATCCAAGAACGTGGATATTTTAGCCACGCACGTGGATTTTTCAGCCAAGGAGCCGACGATGACTGATGTCGATATGGCCGCTTCTCTGTTGGACGAAATCATTGGTCAGCGCGGTGTTCGCGAAACGATCAAGTCCATGCTGGAGCGGGCGTATTCAGATTTGAGTAAGCGCAACGGTGCGTGGACGCGCCGCAGAGTGAGGGCTGTCTTCAACAAAGAAGCTAGCAGGATTGAAAACAGAGAAATCGAAGAAATGAAGGCAATCCTCGATGGGAGAAGAAAACAAGCCGCATATCGCGCCGAAACCGCCCGTATTGCTGCGATGGCTGTCATTCAGCCGGCGGCACAAGATCGCCGTCAGTTTTAGAACTTGGGCTGCAGGTGCAGCCGAATGGATTTGCCCGGAGTTGAGAGAATGACAGAGGAATTGAAAATGCCCCGCTTCACCAAGCTGGTTCTTTCTCGTCTAGAGGGGGGGCAACGCTAGTGCGTGAACATTCACAGGAAACTCGCGCCGTCGAAAAGGGCGGCGGGTACGTCTATTTCACATTGCCTGACTGCCGGACAGTGCCGGTCATCGTTGGCCGCTGGCTGATTGATAGTGGTCTTTTGCAGCCTGCTGGCGATGATCTGTTTGGCGGCTCTCAAACGTATCGGGTGCCGCATGGCGGTCACTCTTAATCTGCGCACTATGCGCACAATTGCCGAGGGACAAGTCAATTCCCTCAAAGATTTCATATCGCTTCACCGGATTAAGAAAACGCGCGGTGAAGCTTGGTTCATTCAACAGGAGGAGATTTTACAGCATCGCCGTCAGGTTGTGAGGTTGATTGATGCTGAAATCTCCCGCCGTCAAGAGCGCGAAAGTGAGGCAGCATGAAGCCTGTACTTATGTCAGTAACAACAGATGAATTTACCCTCTGGCAAGCTTATGTCGATGCTAAGGCCAAGGCTGATCACACCGGCGCATTTTCGGATGCCGTTGAAGCGAAGCGCTGCCTGAAAGCTTTCTACTGCTATGAAAGTCCAATCATTCAGAAAAACTTGGGTGCGGTATGACCATTGCACTCAACCAAACTGATTTTGTCATTGAAATTGAACAAGAGGTTCTTGGCTCGCTGATGCTGGGCGGTTTTGGCCGTGTGGCATCTATGCTGGAAGCCAGGCACTTCATTGAGCCTGTTCATCAGCATATCTATCAGGCAATCGCTTCGGCACATGAGCGCTATAATTCTGCGCGTCCTGATATTCTGGTCAAGCTGCTACCTCAAGCTGTAGCAGAAACACACGAACAGTCTACAGGGCAGGGTATTTCGCATTATCTTGCTCGCCTTGCCACTTCGTCAGTGCTTGGCTCTGCCAATATCGAGAAGACCGCCAAACAGGTTATTGAGCAATCAGCACGATTGGCACTGGCAGATCAGGCCGAAAGTCTAAGTGCCGCCGCACGTGATCCGAATTCCAATCCTGCGGAATTAGTCACAAAGGCTGGTGTGATTTTTGATGATATCGTTTCTGATTTACGCCGAGGCTCGAAACGCAAGTCTCAAGTCTCTGTGTCTCACGCCGCATCAAACGCAATCATCGCGGCTGAAATCGCTATGGCGACCGGCACAGGTATTACCGGTCTGTCGTGGGGATTGTCGGACATCAATCATGTGACCGGCGGCATTCATAAGCGTGATCTGACGCTAATTGGCGCTCGTCCGTCTATGGGGAAAACTTCTGTTGCAATGTCCGTTGCCTGCAAACTTGCCAAACAGGGGCATGGTGTTGGCTTCATTTCGCTTGAGATGGATGCTGAGAAGCTTGCGGCCAGAGCAGTGTCTGATCTGGCCTATGACGATAATATTCGTATTCCTTATCAGGATTTAGTTACAGGTCGATTGTCTCAGTCAGACTTGTACGCATTGAAGCGCGTTCAGCAAGAAATGGACGGCTTGCCGCTGCTTATTGAAGAACAGTCCGGGCTTTCTATTTCTGATATCCGCGTCAAACTTGAAGTGATGCTGGAAGCCTCTGAAAAGGCTGGGCACAATCTTGATTGCTTGATGATTGACCACCTTGGGCTGATCCGTGCCAGCAATCGCTATTCTGGCAACCGCACCAATGAAATTGCGGAAATGACCGGTGCGCTCAAATCTATGGCGCGCGAGTACGATATTTCTGTTGTGCTTCTCTCACAGCTCAATCGCGCGGTAGAGCAACAAGCCGATAAACGCCCTCAGTTGTCCGCCTTACGCGATAGTGGCGCTATTGAACAGGATGCAGACACAATCATCTTTCTTTACCGCGAGGCTTATTACCTTGAGCGTGAAAAGCATGATGATGTTGATAAGGAAATTGCCCGTCAGGACAGGCTGGCAGAAGTAAAAAACAAACTTGAATTCCACATTGCAAAGCAGCGCAACGGACCGGTCACGCAGGTTGACCTGTTCATTGATGTCGCTTGCTCTGCAGTCAGAAACGCAGCGAGGTATGAAGCATGAATGGCCTCCCGTATTACAAAGCATATCCACGCGATTTTATCGAAGGTACTATAGGCATGGACTTCGAAACAAAGGCTGCTTATCGGCTCGTCCTTGATCTGATTTACATGCAGGGCGGCAACCTTCCTGATGATGCACGTTACATTTCCGGCCTGCTTGGATGCACGGTTCGGAAGTGGAATTCCTTACGCGGGTCGCTTGTTGCGATGGGCAAGATTATCGTGAACGGCGAGTTTCTGACAAATGAACGCGCAATTATCGAGCTCGAAACTCTGAGAAAACTTCAAGATAAACAGGCTGAAAATCGTTCTCGCCCTAATAAAAACAAAGGCTTAAAATCACCACGGTTCAACCAATCAGAACCAGAACCAAAAGAAGCTAAAGCTTCTAACGCGCAGGTGCGCGAGGCTGTTGCTGATCTTTCTCAAAAGCAAAATCTAGACGTCAAAGATTTAACGAAAAGGCTGACGGAAGCGGCTGACGGGAAAATTCAGCCGCACGGTGCACTGGTCGTCGCAGCGATTTTGGAGTTGATCAACAATGGTGTTGATCTGGAAACAGATATTTTGCCGACAATTCGCGCTGTAGCGACCCGAATGTCTAAGCCAGCCAATTCATGGGCATATTTCATCGGCGCGATCCGTGATGCCTACAATAACCGGATCAAAGCTGGTGCGGGATTGGTGAAGCCTGCAACTGTGACAAAGATTGATGTTTTCGCGCTGCCTCAGGCTGAACAGGAACGCAAGCTCGAGTTTTTCCTTGAGCAAGCAAGACTGCATCGTCGCTGGAATCCTCGGCTCGGGGCTCTGCCATGGCAGGACGGCTGTCGTATTCCCGAGCACCTTCTCAAGCCTGATGACGGCAAGGGCTGGCAGGTCATCGGAGTGGCAGCATGACGGCACTCGATATGTTTCGCATGGGCAAGGACACGCTGGATATTGCGGCAGCTACTGGCAGGTCAGAGGCTGAAATTGAGCGGCTAATACATGCAGAACGAACCGCACAGATCAATAATTTCAAACGTATGAGGCAGGCAGCACGATGAAGGCGGAAGCAATTTTGATTTCAGACTGGCTCAGGAAGAACGGTGGGGCAAGGCGCTATGAGGCAGGTTTCAGCAGCACATTTCTTTCCATTCAGACTTTCTTGCAGGCACGGGGCATCACGGTCACCTGTTTCAAACGCCGGTACAAAATTTCATTCGGGAAAGGCCGACCTAAAATTGCGACATGGCATGATGTTTTGAGCATTCTTGATGACATTCGCACCTCGGAAGGCCTTGAGCCACTTCTTCAAAAACACGCAGCATAAGGATTAAGCAATGAGTGATGACATTACCGGCGAAAGTGCACAGTCGATTGCAGTTGGCCAGCTTCGCGCTTTCATTGAGCGCTACGAAAGACTGGACGAAGAGAAGCGGGCTATCTCCGATGATCAAAAAGAGGTGGTCGCAGAACTTAAAGGCAGCGGCTTTGATGTGAAGGCATTCAAGGAAATCATCCGACTTCGTAAGAAGGAAGATCACGAACGTGCCGAGGAAGATGCCATGCTGCAGCTTTATATGGACGCGTTGGGGATGGCATAAGGAAACAGAATGGCGGCATACAGCAAAGCACAGAAATTAAAAGCAAAACGCGGTCGGCCTTCATTGCCGGCTGCAGAGCGTGAGGCAAACGGGCGTAAATCACGCCGAAAATCAGCCGTTGTACTCCGGCTTATTGAAACTGAAAAAGAGGTGAAGTCTGTGGCTGTAGCGAACCGTGTCAAAATGGGCATGTCCATCAAGGAGGCAGATACACAAGAAGCTGGCTCTGCGCTTGGCCGCCTGCATCTTCTCAACCCTGATGAAATCACCAAGGTTCAGTATGAGGCAGGCATGCGTATGGCGAAAGACTACGCCCGATACTATGCGTTGACAGGCATTCCATTCCCAACCATCAAAGCCCATGATGTTCGTGGTGTGCGTGGTCACAGCAATGTTGACAGGCCAGACTGCGCGAGGGCAGCAGCTAATCGCATTATGAAGATTGAGCAAGCTCTTGGCGAGGTTGATATGTCTGGGCGACCAGTCACATCAGTCACTAAAAAAGTCTGTGTGCGGGATGAAGCAGAAGGCATGCATTTGCCTCATATGGTTCAATATCTCAAGCGTGGGTTGACAGCGCTGGCACAGCATTACGAACTCACATAAAAGAACATATCGAGATTCATTGAAGAACTTGACATGAACATTAATTAATGTCATCCTTCATACCATCGGGGTAATCCGATTTGAGAGGCAGCTTAAAAGCTGCCTTTTTTGTTTCAAGCGGTAGATTGCGGAACTCTCAACACCCATATGCGTTCACAATATAACTGACAGGAGTTTGTTATGAGCGCTAAAAAGCTATTATTGGCTGCACTTGGTATATTCGCAGGATATAAGTTATATAAAGCAGGTAATCCTCAAATTCCTGACAATGTTACTCCTGTCACGGGTTTCGAGCTAAACCGATATCTTGGGAAGTGGTTTGAGGTTGCCCGTGTCGATAACCGCTTTGAAAAAGGCCTGATTAAAACCACTGCCGAATACACTCTTAACGGCGATGGCACCGTGAATGTATTGAATAGCGGTATCGACGAGATATCCGGCAGACATAAACGAGCTTCAGGAACTGCAGTTTTTGTACGAAATGAGTACGAGGGCGCACTCAAAGTTTCTTTCTTCGGTCCGTTCTATGGT